CACATTGGTTGGAAGCAAGAACAACCATAACCTCCTTGGACACCATTACGATGTAAATATTGAGGAGGGTACATTCAACATCAACACCATCACGAAATGTACGGTACTTCAGAACGATGTGCCAATCATGGAGGATGCATTGCTTCAGTTGGTCAATGTTCGCAAATCTCAGATGACCGATGCACATGAGCAGATGGTTGAGTACGATGTCCTGGTGAAAGATACTCAATGCGAATTTTACACCGCGATCACTAACAAGGAATTGACCGATTTGGATTTCAGTGATTTGAATCACACGTTCACCGCTTCAGATATCATCGCATCGTTTGACAATACCATCACCGAAGGATTCAAGTATGTGTTCCCGTATTCATCTACCGGAAGCAATCAATACCAGGTGCGACAATTTAAACCTGCTATATACGCCAAGCAATACTTTGACCGCATATTTTCAAACGCAGGATTCACATACGAATGGACGGGATTGAGTTCCTCCCATTTCGACAAATTACTTATCCCTTACAATGGGGATGCCAACACATTTGACACTGAGGATTACTTGGTTGAGGCAGAAATCACCACTCCATTCGATGTCACTTCATCAGTCAACTCATATGGTAACTTTGATAATGCTACCGGATGGACTGAGATAACTGACCTTCAAGCATCATTCAATCCAACAACGGGAGTGTTCACTGTTCCATTCGATACCTCACTAAATTCAGCTCAAGGATACACGATGATGTATGAGATGGATTACTCACTCTTTTTGGATAACAATTCAGGGATGAGTGTGATAAATTCAAACGCAGCATTCGTCACTCGACCTCGCATGAGAGCTTCCATTGGTTCGTATGTTTCTCAGTTGAGTAATGTCGCACCATCATCAACCGTATCGGTGAACACCACCATCACAACAAGCGGATTGACATTGGATTCGGGAGTAAAGACCGGAGGGATGTTTGTTGCTCAGAATGTAGCAAATAGTGGAGAGCTCAACACGGGTGATTCAGTTCAACTTGAGGTTGGTATATATCAAACATACGGTGCATTCTTTGGTGCAGGAGTAGTTCAACCGGTTGACGTAGTGTTGACGGTTAACTCACTTCGAATCCGAATCCTTCCAACTCAAAATGTTCAGGTAATTGGTGGTACATTAGCCATCAATGAATACATCCCGTTGAAGATTAAGCAATCGGATTACATCAAGTCAATCTTTCAAATGTACAACCTCTTCGCTGAGGTAGATATTGATCAACCTAACAAATTAACTCTTCGTCATCGTGATGAGTTCTACGATAATGGAACTGAAAAGGATTGGACATATAAACTAATGAAGGATAAAGAGCAGAATCTTCTCTTCCTTCCCGATGTTACATCCAAAAAATTAAAACTCACATATAAGGCCGATACCGATTCAGCGAATACAGTGTTCACTCAAATGACTGATGAGATATATGGTCAGATTGAATATACCTTCGACTCGGAATATGTAAAGGATACCGATACAAAGGAACTGATATTCTCACCAACACCGGTGATATTGAATTCCATCAACGCATACGTTCCAATCTTGGATGGTGAGGCTCCCAAAACAAACATCCGTATCCTATACGATGGAGGACTTCAGACTTGTGGCTCATATGGATTGGTTGAGTATGGCACAACGGGAGTATTCAACAACACGACTTATCCGATGCTCGGTCACTTTGACAATGCATTGACACCAACCTTTGATATAAACTTCGGTACTTGTGATTACTATTACTATGCACCACAATCACTGACTGCTAACAATCTTTACAATACATATTGGAGGAGGACAGTCAACCAAATCAATGTCGGAAAAATGCTCACCGCATATTTTGACTTGGATGAAGCTGATATCCAAACATTGCTATTGAATGACAAGATTCGCATCGATAACTCATGGTGGAATATCAACAAGGTGATTGACTATGATGCGAACAACAACGGACCAACTAAAGTTGAATTGATTTCAGTTGATTCGGATATTGAATTCGCACCATTCCAAACAAGACCAGGAACACCAACCTCACCAATCACATCGGTTGATGCAGTTGAGTCAACCATTGTGACAAAATCACTTCAGTCCAATGGGAATTTAAGTGGTGATGATGTCATTGTGAAGGGTACCGGCAACATTATCGCAACGGGCCTCAAAGGGATTGTTATTGGGGATAACAAGGTATTGAGCGAGGATGGAATTATAACTCCGCAAATCAACGGAATCACCTTTCAAACGAGAGGATATGTTGCATTACTCAATCAGCTAAGTACATCAGCACCAACAGTGATTGAATTTTCCAACACAATCGGACAAATCACCTGGACTCGCACTGCAGTTGGTGAATATCTTGGAACACCATTGATTCCATTGGATACATTAACTACCTTTGTAACTATTGGAAATACTGAACACGACTACCTCGCAACCGCAAACATCAACACCGATGGCAATGTGGTAGTGAGAACAACCAAAACAAACAACCATCAACATACCGATGGGAGGCTTAACTATTCACCCTTAGAAATCCGAACATATGAGTAACGAGGTAGCAATTGATTTAACATTAAACGGAGTAGGCTCCCTCAAGTCGCAGTTAAAGCAATTAAAGGCTGCGATTGCTGAGGCAAGTGATCCCGCACAAATGGATGCACTCGCTAAAAAAGCGGGAGAGGTATCGGATAGGATTAAGGATGCGAATGATGCGGTAAATGTCTTTGCTTCAGGTTCCAAATTTGAGCAGATATCATCATCATTTGGAGGCATCAAGGATTCAATCATGTCATTGGATTTTGAAGAGGCAGCGGCTAAAGCAGGGACCTTCCAAAAAGTAATGGGTTCCATCGGTAAAGCTGAGATAAGTACCGCATTGAAAGGAATCGGTAAAACAGTCACTACTCTTGGGAGTACATTCATGAAGCTCGGTGCTCAAATCTTAATGAATCCAATCTTCCTATTGGCTGCAGTTATCACATTGATTGTGGTGGCGGTAGTTCTATTCATGAAGAAACTTGGAATACTTGACGATGTACTCAAGGTGATGATGGCTCCCCTCAATTTACTTATTGCAGGATTTAAGGAATTGACTGATTGGTTAGGGATAACACAATTCGCTGCGGAAGAGAATGCTGAGAAGATGGCAGCTGCGAACAAGAGAGTCCAGGAATCATCCAAAGAACGCGAGGCGGTAACGAATCAAATGTACTCGAATCAACTTGCATTGCTCAAAGCTAATGGAGCTGATACCTACAAAACGGAAGTTCAGGCATCCATGTCCAAGAGTTTATTTGCGAGGGAGAGATACAATTCAGCATTAACCGCATACAACGCTGAGAGAGCTCTTGGCAAAGCAGCGGATGCAGCGAAGTTGAAGGACTTGAAAAAGCAAATTGCAGATGAGAGAGCAATCATTGGAAACGAGAGAGTTAATCGCCAGGTATTAGCAATCAATGATGCTAAAGGAGATGCAGCAGCAGGAGCAGCAGCAGCGAAAGCGGCAGCGGATAAGAGAAAAGAATACGCAGCGAATCGATTAGCAGCGGAGAGAGCAATCATTGACCAACGTATTGCATTGATTCAAGATGAGAACACACGAGAATTCAAGGAACTAAAAGTAGGATTCGAGAGAAAAGAGCAGGATATTAAGTTAAACGACAAATTAACTAAAGACGAAAAAAAGATTCAATTAGATCAGAACTATGATTTAATGGTTAAGGCGGAAGTTGACTTCAGAGATAAGCAGATAAAAATTGGTAAGGATAAAGCAAAAGAATTAGCAAAGATAGCTCAAGAGGAATCAGATAAAACTATTGCAATCGAGGATGCTAAATGGTTGAGATTACAAGAACTTACCACATCAGCGGTTGAATTCGAGAAATTACAAGCTCAACAAAAATTTGATGAAGAGGTCGCAGCTGCCGGTGATGATAATGAACTTATCAAGGCACTCACCACTCAACTTCAAAAGGACCTTAATAAAATAGAAAAGGATGCCGGAGAAGAGAGAGTCAAAACAAAAGAGGAAGAGGAGAAAAAGAAACGTGATGCACAACTTAAAACCGCTAATGATGCACTTGACATTGCTGAGGATGGAGTGAAATCAATCCAAGCACTTGGTGATATTGCATTCGCTAACAAAATGAAGAACGTGGTGAAAGGTGGTAAAGCTGAGGAAGATTTAGCCAAGAAACAATTCAAGTTCAACAAATCAATGCAGTTAGCAGGTGCAGTGGTGGATGCTGGTAAGGCGGTTACTGCATCACTCGCAGCTGCACCATTAGCAATCGGAGTTGTACCGAATCCTGTTGGTATTGCCAACCTTGTCGCAACCGCAGCAATGTCCGCAGCTAACATCGCAAAGATAGCAGCAACACAATTCACATCAACATCCGCACCGGTATCACCATCCACACCAACGGGAGCATCGGCACCTGAATCATCGGTATCAGCATTCACACCTGGTAACCTATTCGGTCAGAACAACGATCTAAACAATGTCGGAGGAGGTCAAGATACCAACACAAACATCACGGTTACTGCAGTTGTTTCCGAAACGGAAATAACTGCGACACAAAACAACATATTGAAAATCCAAAAATCAGCACAATTATGATATCGTACCAAGCATTGACCGATGAAATCATCGCATTCTACAACGCACATCTGCAAGTTAAAAAGGTAGGCACTGATTTCAAGGAGCAGTTATTCAACTTTGCCACTAAAGATGAGAAGTACCCACTCGTGTATGTGGTCCCTGTGGATGTCATTGCAGGTGATAACGTGAACTTATTTAACCTTGAGATATATTGCTTTGACATCATCCAAAAAGACCGTGCAAATATCACCACAATTCTCTCGGATTGTCAGCAGATATTGAATGACCTTTATCTCAACTATACATTCTCATTGACCGATACTGATTTCGATGTGGAAGGATTTCCAACATTCACACCATTGAACAATGACCTCTTGGATTACGCAGCAGGATGGTTGATGAACATTACTTTTGTGCTTCCATCGTGGACTGATTGCCAAATTCCTGAACAAATTGGTGATTAATCTTAATATATAAGTATGGCTTACAAAAACACCGGTGAATTCAATATACTTTATCCAACAAGGAGGAAGGTTGCCAATGTGCTCAAGAAATTAATCTCCGATGAGCAGTTGATTGATACGAGGACTCTTTACGATTCAGTGCGTATCAATGCCAAAGTAACTACGGAAGGCAATCTTCGCATTCAAATTGTCGCAGCTTATTACTTTGGATTCCTTAACAACGGTACAATCAGCATAGCACCGTATGATTTGGTGCGTAAATTCAACACTCGACTTGAGCAACAAGGATTGATATCAGAAATGTATGGGCAGTATGTGAGCAAATTGGCTCAGACATATCCTATCTTGGAACTTGGTGGATTGCTTCGTAAAAAAGTGAAAGTGATTTATGACTTTGAGCCATTATTCGGTGAGTTCTTTGATGCACTTGATTACTAAATTTCCAACTCTTTTCTCATTGCAAGGAAGTTAAAAATCAACACCAATTTGGTATCGGTTATTGCATCGAACTTCGAGAGGTCACCATTACACATGGTCCATATCAATTGTTCCCACCCCCACTTGGATGATTTCTTTTCTTCCTCCTGCTCTTTGCGTTCCTCTTCATCGATTACCTCCTCACTATCTTCATAGGATTCAGTCATCAGATTAGCATGGCTATCCAAGAACGATTGTCTGAACTGAAGGTACTCCGGTATCAATCCGAATACTGCGGTGATGGGATAGTCATCGAAGAGATGAACACGATCAGTTGATTTGAATTTATATGGCTCGGTGATAATATTTCCCCATTCATCCGTGGATGTTTTCCGGTAAAGAATCGCACATATGTTGCGGAGGTTCTTGATATAGTCATCAGTGACGAATGCCTCAAGAGTGATAAACTCACCGAGAGTGATATCAACAAATGGCTTGAGTTTTAATTCACCAAGTTTATGACTGTAATGTTTGGAAGGCTCAGAGGTCATCCACTTCAATTGCTTGGTGATGTCCTGAAGTTCGTCAAGTTCTATATCATCAAAGTCCTCAATGGGTAGGTCTGAGAGGATGGAGAGCACATCGGTATTGTACTGCAGTGTACCATCCTCAATATTCAACGACCTTATCTCAATGAATTGCTCAATCGTTATTTGGCTCCACGCTTTCGGTAGCTTCAGATTTTGCATGGCTTGAGATTTTTTCAGTAACGAATACCAGGTAAGGCACTGCGATTTCCGCTTTCAATTGTTTGAATAACTTCGCTTTGTGTTTCAAATGTGCTTCAGTGTAGTGTTCCGCTTGGCTGAGGTCAGTACGTTTGAACATCAATGCCAACAAATCACTTATCCAATTGTGCGATTTACGACCAATCAACTTCTCAATCATCTTGGTATCCTTCACCGAGAGCTTCATCTTCGCATCATAGGTATATCCATCCAATTCAATTGATTCAATCGGCTCTTTTTTCTCATAGTTATTAGAATTGAATTCCTTCACTATCTCAATAAAGTCAGAAAGTTCAACGTCATTGTCATCCCATTCGGATTCCTTAACACCGAAGTATTCAAAAATCTTGATATACCTATCGATGTTATCAAGCTCCTTGTTGTTGGTGATTTCGGTTACTTTTTCGAATTGTTCAATGGTCAATTCATCCATCTTGTTGGGGATTTCCCTCTCAAAAATTTTTATCATGTGTATAGATTTATGAACAAATATACAATTTTCTTAATATATACATGACCAAAGATTTGCCAATTTACAAAATCACTATTGATCCCGAATACTCCGATGGAGAAGATTTGGGCATTGAGCAGATTGCATTCACTTCTCAACCGGCAATTAAGGTGAAAGGAATGGCGTTCGAACAAGCACAACGAATGATATTCGCTGATGACTTAAAGTATCGAATCACCGCACCTGCCATGATACCGATGGAGATATATCGCAAGGATGACCAGGAGGGAGAATATTATGTTCAGTTCACTGAGGAAACAATCGCGAAAATTCATGAGAAATTCATGAGCGACCTTCGAAATCGTGACCTATTCAACCTGGAGCATGATACATCCAAGACAGTTCCTGCATATATCTTGGAAACTTGGGTGGTTGATAATCCAAAACAAGATAAGGCATTCTCAACATTTGGTATTGAAGTTCCAAAAGGAACATTGATGGTAACTGCTCAGATAACTGATAAAGAGTATTATGCTGAATTGGTTGCCAATGACCAGGTGGGATTCTCGATTGAGGGATTCTTGGGATTGAAATTAAGTAATCAATTAAACAAATATAATATGAACAAATTACCTGATGGGGAGCACTTAATCGATGGCAAAATCTACGTTGTTGTAGATGGCGAAATCATTGAGATTAAGGATGCACCAATTGAAGAAGTTGCACTTGAAGAAGTAGCACTTGAAGAAACAGTTGTTGAGGAGGAAGCTCCGGTTGTTGAAGATGCAGTTGAGGAAGAAATGGCGGTTGATCCTGCTTTGGATGCTGAAGCTATCCTTGCAATCGTTACACCATTACTTGAGGAGAGAGAGAAAGCAATCATCGCATTGATCGCTGACCTCCGCAACCAAATGGAAGAAATGATGGTCACTGAAACTGAAGTTGAAGCGACTGAAGTTAAATTATCAACGCATGACAAATTTAGTGCAGTAAGTAAATTTTTAAACCTTAATAATTAATCAATAAAAAACAAAACAAAATGAGCAGAAAATTAAAATTCGACTTGGACATTGATGCATCGGCATTATTACAAGCAAACAGCGAGGCATTCTATTCTCGTGCGTATTTGAATGAGGAAGTAGTTGATAACTACCGTACACTTCCAGGAGTAAAGTACAAAACAAAAATTTCAACCGTAACATTCGGTCAAGTTTTACAAGCTGAGAACTGTGCTTGGAATGCTTCCACTGATGACCTTTCATCCGTTGAAATCGACGTATGTGGATTAAGTGCGATGGCAGAAATTTGTCAATTTTCTTTGGAGCAATCATTCGTTTCATTGCAAATGACTAAAGGTTCTAACGGTGATTTCACTGTTGCTTCTTTCATGGACTTCTATTGGGGAGAAATGGCAAAAACAATCGCTGAGAACATCGAGAAATTACGTTGGTTAGGTGATACGGATTCTGAAGTTGCTGCATTGGCATTGTGTGATGGTTATGTGAAGTCATTAGTTGCTGATTCAGCTAACGTGATTGACATCGCTTCACCGGTTGCTATCAACGCATCAAATGTTCTTGCTAAATTGGCATTGGTTTACGCTGCTATTCCTGCTGCGGTTATCGCTAACCAAGGAGAATTGAGAATCTATGTATCAACACCGGTAGCTACTGCTTATCGTGCTGCGGTTGCTGCTGCGAATACTCAAGCCAACTTGACTCAAGCATTGGACTTCTCTTACTTAGGTATCAAAATGGTAATGTGTCCAGGAATGGGAACAACATCCAAAATTGTTGCTACGTTACGTGGAAATCTTTTATACGCATTCGATGCTGAAGGAGATGGAAAAGCATTACGTGCAATCAATCTTGCTGACACAGTTGCTGAGCCGGTAATCCGTACTCGTGCAAACATGAAAGTTGGATTCACTCACGTGAATGGTGCTGAGATTGTATTCTACAATTCAGTTGCATAACATATTCTTGAGGGGATGAAATACTCCCCTCTATTTTTAATATTTAAAACAACAAAAAATGGCTTGTGAAAATTTAGAATCCATAGTTAAGTCGTGCGACAATAACAGTGGTGGGATTTTCAAGGTATATATCAACCAACAAGATAACATCGATAGCATCGCATTTGCAGGTGCACCAAATACTTGGACAATCGATGAAATCAACCTGATCGTGGGTGGTGATTTATACACTGAATTTGAAATCCGAAGAAACACCGGAAGTTACACCGAAGATGCAGCAATTGACCTTGTCAATGGTAGCTCATATGTAACTGCAACAATCAGCTTGATGTTCCATCGCCGTGACCAAACTAAGTCACAAGCGATTAAGGTACTTGGTGCTGGTCAACAATACCTGAACGCAATCATCGAAGATGCTAATGGTAAATATTGGTACTTCCCGTATTTACAATTGAGTGCAGTTGGTGAAGGTTCGGGAACAGCTCGTGCAGATGGTTCAAAATACTCAGTAACATTGATTGCTGAGAATGATTTCCTTGCATATGCGGTTGATCCAACAATTATCGCAGCATTGATTGCTTAACATTACCTAGAAAAAGAGAGAGCTCATCCATTCGGGTGGGCTTTTTTTATAAACATTTTTCTTACTTTTTATAATATAATAGTATGATTTACATTGATAAAGGTGAGGTGAATTCCATTGTGCTGACTTTAACTGAGGTGAGCACTCTCTCGAATCCGTATTATTTGTTCGTTTTTGAGAATGAAATGGATGTCA